TCAGGGGAGCTGCAGGAGGGCGGCCGGGTACCGGTTGGCTTCGACCTGCTGGTCGTAGTTGATGAGGTTGGCGACCTGCCAGCCCACCCGGAACGTGACCCGGATCGCGGTCATGTCCTGCTGCGCCAGGTTGTAGACGATGGCGCCGGTGTTGTCCTGGATGACGGCCTCGGTCAGGATCTTCAGCGTGATGTCCTTGCGGACGCCGACCACGAACTGGTCGCGCTGCAGGCCGATGAGCTCGGCGCTGCCGGACGCGGTCGGCCACATGCCGCGCAGGGCGTAGGAGATCGGGTTGCCGTCGATCTCCTTGAGGTCGCCGGAGAGCCGCCCGTTGTCAAGACGGTCACCGAGGGAGTTGCGGGCGGCGCGGAACTTGCCTCGCGCCGACCGGGCGGCCACGAAGCCGTCGAGGTCGAACCCGTCGTTCTCGACGGCGGAGTAGACCGAGTCGACGGCGGCCATGTAGCCACCGGCGGCCGCGGCCGGGATCGAGGTCACGTTGTTGCCGGCCGCGGTGGCCGCGGCGACCACGTTGGTCGGGAACGAGGCCGGGGCGTTGATCCCGAAGAAGACCGACGCGTCCAGGGTGCGGCCGATCGCCTCACGGATGTAGGGCTCGGCCTGGTCCCAGACGTCGGCGTCCATGTCGTCCACGACGTTGTCGGGGACGGGCATGATCGTCGCGATCTCTTCGATGTTGAGGTACTTGTTGGCCCAGTTGATCTCGGTGGTCTGCTTGAGGCCGGTGTCACCGGTGACCCAGTAGGCGACCGGGAGCGCGGACAGGACCGGGAACCGGGTCTGTCCGCGGGAGACCGGGACGTGGCGGAACAGCTGCAGGGTGGCCGAGTCGTCGGGCAGCCGAGCGACGAGGGCGTTGCTGACGTCCTCGGGGATCTCGGCCTGCGCGTCAGTGCGGCTGACCAGGTTGTTGTACGGCACGGTGACCTCCTAGGTCGTTGTGGTTGTCAGCGGGCCAGCCGTGCCGGACTGGTGCTGTCGTTCAGGAACGGGGTTGTACGCCGGCTGCACGCCTGATGAGGGCGTTCATGTCGGTCTTGCCGCCTTCGGCGGTGGACCGAGTGCCGCCGTCGAATGACGGCGTCCTCGTGGTCTGCTGCCCGCGGAACTCGAGCAGCTGGTCGGCGTGCGCGCGGAGCTCGTCCTCGGTCTTGCCTGCGAGCAGCTCGGCTGGGACGTTCTTCTCGGCCGCGACCTTGTAGCGGGCTAGCTCGGCCGCTGCCGCGCTCGCCTTGGCCTCCGCGGCGTCCGCTCGGGCCTTCGCCTTGTCAGCCTCAGACTGGTTGGCCTCGACGGCCTTGTCGTGCTCGGCGGCCTTGGCCTTCAGCTCGTCGTAGTCGGCGAACCGGCCGCGCTCGCGCGCGAGGCGATCTCCGATGATCCGGTCCAGGTCGGCCTGCGTCTGGGGCGGCGTGTACGCCGCCTGCGCCTGCTGGCCCGTGCCGTCGCCGGCCGCATTGCCCGTGCCGGTCGTGCTGGTCCCGCCTGCGGCGGTGCTTGCACCGGTGTTGCCACCGTTGTCGTCTGGCATGTTTTCCTCCGTGAGCCCGTCGGCGTTGTCCGGCCATGCGCTGGCCGTTGGCGTCACCCCGTGTGGGGTAGCTCAGATGAGATAGCCGTGCTTCGTCAGGAGCTTGATCGCGTCCTGCCGTGAAGAGGCCCGCTGGTAGATGCCCTCGGGGGTGAGGCGGCCGCCAGCTACCTGCACGGCCGCGGACATGCCCCGCGTGGCGTTGACGACCTTCGCGATATCGGCGCCTTCAGATATCGCCTGGGACTGCGCCGGCGTCAGGCCAGTGATGAGGCCGCGGTCGAACAGCGCCGTCGTGTCGGTGCGCAGGTCGCCGGCGATGTTCTCGCTGGATGGGATGTGCACGCAGTCGCAGCGTGGGTGACGTCGGAAGCCCTGGTTGTACCGGAACCATTTGCCGGCCAGGACGGCGCAGCGGTTGCAGCTGGGCGGGTTGAGCATCCGGACGTAACCGCCGACCCGAGGCCGTGCGGCTATCCCGGCGCTGGTGGCCATCCGGCCGGCGTCGGCGATGAGCGAACGGACGACCATGTCGAGCCACGTGCCGCCGGACTGCAACGCATCGGAGGCCGATGCTCCCGCGCCGACAGCCGACTTGGCCTGGGTGACCGCTCCGTAGAGCAGCGTGTCGAGGGGCCGGCCGTCAGATGCGACGCCGGCGAACGCGGAGGCGTTGACGAGTCCGGCCGCGTCGTCGACCTGGCCGGTCTCGGCCAGGACCTTCGGGACGTACGCCGCGCCGGCCCGGGCGGATCCCAGCTGCGCGGATCCGGCGAGCAGGAGCAGCCGGGGTCGGACGTCGATCCACGAACGGTCGAAGTCGGTGCCCATGCGGGCCCACTCGCGGCGGGTGAGGCCCATCGTGGCGACGGCCTGGCGCTGCTGCCCGCGGTAGAAGTCAGCCGTTGCTTGGGGCAGCACTCGCTGGTCCCGTTGGCGGCGCGGTCAGTGAGCGTGCGGCCGCGATGATCGGGTCGCTGGTCTGCTGCTCGAGGTTGAGCGCCTTCCAGCGGTCGATCTCCTGCGGGGAGGCGCCCCACTTCTCCCAGAGGACCTCGTCAGGCACGTGCAGCGTCGACATCTTGGTCAGGGCGTCGACGAGCTCGCCTTCGGTGCGGTACTCGGGGTTGCGCCAGATGGTCTCCATGGACTCGGCCGGCACGTCTTCGCCGGCGGCCTGAAGCAGGAGCCGGGCGAAGTCCTCGATCGGGTCGTCGAGGAACCGCATCGACTGGCGGACCTTCGACACGAGGCCGGACTCGGAGGCCTTCAGCGTCTCACCGTTGACGTTGGACATGTCGCCGAGCAGGTACTGCGCCGGCGTCCGGGTCCGAGAGGCGACGTCCCTGACGTCTTCCTTCTTGGCCAGGCTGTACGGGTCGAGCGGCGCGGCGTCCCACTGCCCGAACTTGGTCTCCTGAATGTCGGAGGTGACCATCCGGTTGCGGCCGACGTCGATCTTCGGCGTCGGGTTGCCCTCTTGGTCCTTCTCGGGCCATGCGGTGGCCCACTTCTGCGGGAAGGCCCCGAAGTCCTGGGTGATGAGCCGGTCCGCGACCGTCTTGTTGATCCGGTCCTGGATGTCCATCACGTCGGCGAGCTCGCTGATGCCGCCGATCAGTGTGCGCGGCCGGTTGGGCAGCTCGATCAGCGGCACGACGTTGAGCGGGTTGACGGCGGGCCAGTCCTCGCCGGGGACCTCGCGGCGCTGCCACTGCCTGCTCGTCGGCTGCGATCCGCCGGGCGGCTTCTTCGCCTGGTACTTGAACACGAACGCCTGCTCGTCCGGGGCCTGCCGGCGCAGGAACAGCGTGGCGTTGACCATCCCGGTCCAGTCGTCGAGCCACACCTTCAGCCCGGCGGCGCGCTCGCGACGGTTGCCGGGGACGCACTCGACGATCGCCTGAGACGGGTGCTCGAACCAGCCGTATGGCGTCTTCGGGTCGTCCGGGTTGGGCGCGGCCAGCGCGTACCCCTGGCCGGTGATGACGGCGTCAAGGATCGACTGGTCGGAGCCGGAGTCCAGGCCGTTGGCCTGCCAGATCCGCCAGAGGTTCTTCTCGGCCGCCTTGCGGCTGTCGTCCTCAGCGATCGACCCGAGCCGGAACCCGACGATCTGCATGCGCTCCGCGGTGGAGTCGCAGACCAGGCCCATGACGTTGGTCCGGGTCATCTTCAGGACGCGGCGGAACTCCTGGCGGGCCTGCTCGGGCAGCCACGGCAGAGGATGGTCGCCGCAGTAGTAGTCCTCGAGGATCTCGATGATCTTCTGGCGTTCGACCAGCTGCTTGTAGAGCCGGGCGAGCCACCACTCGGGGGACAGAAGCTCTGGCTGGGGCACGCCGGGCTCCTGTCAGTAGGTCGAGGTGCGTCCGGTGACGCGGGTCAGGCCCTTGGGCTTCGCCGGCGCGCGGACGAGGCCGTCCATGGCGGTCACGGCGGCCTGGATCCCGTCGATGCGTGACGTGGACTTGGCCCGGTCTGGTTTGACCGGCCGGATGTTGTCGGAGCCGTCGTTCTTGACCTCGACGACCGACGCCATCCACCGCAGGGCCGGGTTGCCGCCGTGCCGGAACGCCTGCGCGCCCAGGAGCCGCTCGAGCTCCTTGCATGCCGGCGACAGCCCGATGAACGTCTGCGCGACCGGCGCGATCTCGATGCCGGCGAGCTCCGTGTCGAGCTCCTGGACCAGCTGGCCGGCGAACATCCGGTCGTACGACACACGCTGCATGTCGAGGTGACGGCAGTCCCCGATGACCGCGGACTTGATGGCCGAGTAGTCGATGACGTCGCCTTCGGTGACTTCGACGTGGCCGTCGTCGATCCACTTCCGCAACGGCACGAGCAGCCGGCGCTCGAGGTCCTCGACGCGCTCGCCGGGAACCCAGAGGCGGGTCAGGAGGTCGAGCTCAGCGCCGGGCCGGTTCGACTCGACCCAGACCGCCCAGGCGGTGAAGTCCGAAACGGCGGACAGGTCTAGGCCGCCCCAGGCGCGACGCCCGGCGAGCTTCGCCCGGTCGACGCGGTCGGCCAGCTGGTCCCACTTGGCCATGTCGAGCCAGCGGACCTGGTCCCGCATCCGCAGGTTCAGCGACAGCCGGCAGAACGTCGGGAAGTACGTCGGGGTCGACTGCGCCTTGTTCGCTTCGCGGCGCATGTACGCCAGCGTCGGTGACTTGCCCAGGCCCGGGCTCGCCTTGCGCCAGGTCGACTCCGCGAACGGGTCGTCGCTGGTCTCGGCTGCCCAGATCACGCCGTAGTGGCCAGGGTCGTGGACGATGCCGAGGGCGACGTTGCGCGTGTAGCCGTGCTTCTCGTCGTAGATCGTGCCCTCTTCCGCCTCATCGGCGGTGGTGATGAACACGATGAGCGGCTGGTCGCGAGCGCCGGTGCCGGTCTCGATCGCCTCGACCAGCGCGCGACGCAGACGCAGCGTGTGGACCTCGTCGACGATCGCGCCGGACACGTTCAGGCCGTGCGCGGTCTCGGCGACCCGGGACAGACAGCGCAGAATCCCGCCCGTGCCCGGGACCCGGACGACTTCCTTCAGCGGTTCGACCCTCTTCCGCGCGGCCGGCGCGGTCAGGAGCATCCGCTTCGCGTCCTCGAAGACGCGGCCGGCCTGCAGAGTGCTGCCGGCGACGTTGTAGACCTCGGCGCCCGCCTCGCCGTCGGCCAGGAGCAGGACACCGGAGATCGCGGACGACAGGGTGCTCTTGCCGTTCTTGCGCGGCACCTCGACCCAGGCCGAGCGGATCACCCGGACGACGCGGTCGATCTCGGCGTCGTAGTAGACCCACCCGAAGATCGGCGCCAGGACCCAGACGACCTGCCACGGATCCAGGCCCTCGCCGAGCCGCATCCGCACGCCGGCCCAGCGGCCCTTGGTGTGCTTGAACGCGCCCAGCGCGCGCAACGCCTTCCGGGCCCGGTCGACGTCGAACCACGCACCCGGATGCTGGTCAGCCTGGAACGCCAGGACCAGCGGCGCCGAAGCGATCGCCTCGTCGACCTGCTCGTCGGTCAGTCCCAGCTCGAGCAGCTGCTCGCGAAGTACAGGGAGGACGACCTCAGTCGAACGGGTCTTCCTCGCCATCGCCGCCCTCCCGGGGCTTCAGCCGGCCAGCCGCGGACGGCGACAGGCCGAGCTCACCGACGAGCGCGCGCAGGTGCGGCCGGTACTGGTTGAGGACCGTCGTCCAGGCGTTCTTGACCTGGCCGCGTTCGGTCTTCACGATCACGCCCTCGCGGGACAGCGCCCGCTCGCCCTGCACGATGCGGGCGTACGTCACGCAGTAGTCGACGAGCGTCTCCTGCTGCTCGCCGACCAGGCCGACTGAGCGGGACAGCGTCGGCGCGAGCTTGAGCCAGAGGTCGGACGCGACCTTCCGCACGTACTTGATCTCGACACCGTTGCCCGGGAGCAACTGCGCCCAGACCGGCTCACGCAGCGCCGACGGCGGCAGCACGACCGCATCGCGGATCGGCCGCTTGCCCGGGTTGCCCTCGCGGACGACGGCGAGCGGCGGCTTCCGGTTCTGACCTCCACGCGGCATCAGACCGAGCTCCACTGGCCGGCGCGAAGCCAGCCATGCCAGGGGCAGTTGTCCGCACAGGCCAGCGACGGCTCGAGGTGCAGCGGGTCCATGCTCACGAGCGTGTGGTTCGGGACGGCCTGACCGAGCCAGCGCGGACGCTCGCCATCCTC